TGAGTGGTTACGTCAAAACGGATTCCTTATTAAACGCAAGGGTGTGGATTATAACATGCCTACACAGTATTCAATGGAACGTGAGTTATTCGAAATTAAAGAAACATCAATCACACATTCGGACGGTCACACATCAATTAGTAAGACGCCAAAAGTAACAGGCAAAGGACAACAATACTTTGTTAATAAGTTTTTAGGAGAAAAATAAAAATCTTAATAGGAGGAATTATCAATGAACACACTATACAAAACAACCCTCCTCATCACAATGGCAGTTGTGACGTGGAAGGTTGTAAAGATTGAGAAAAACACAAGATTTAAACTTAGAAATTTTGATTATCCAAAAATTAATAATGCTCAGAGCAAATCATTGTTGGATATTGCTAGTCACGATCTAAAAGATATTTAACTGTATTCAAAATTTTCATATCTTGTTGAGCTTTTAAGCTTTCGTATAAAGCTATTGAATAAATAATTTCGTAAGATACGTTTTCAGGAGCATCTTCTTTCAACTTATTTATTCTATCTCTAAAAAAGTCACTGTCACCACCGAATTCTTTTTCGGCTTGATTACTAAGTTCACCAAAGAAATTTTGAAAATCATTAAATTCCATACTTATCACCTCCTTTCACTAGGAGATAACTAAATTATACACAACACAAAAATAAAAAGGAGGAATAGATATGATAAAAAATAGTTTGCAAGCTAAAGAACTTGCAGTAATTTTATCTGTTTCTAAATCCAAAGCAGGACAAATAATAAGAGAACTGAATAAAGAGCTTGAAGACGAAGGTTACATTGCGATTCGAGGCAGAATACCAGTCCAATTAGCTAGAGAAAAATTCCCTTATCACGGCTTGTCAGACGAGAGAATAATGGAGGCGTTGAAAAAAGAAAATGAGTAACATTTATAAAAGCTATCTATTAGCAGTATTATGCTTCACAGTCTTAGCAATTGTACTCATGCCGTTTCTATACTTCACTACAGCGTGGTCAATTGCGGGATTCGCAAGTATTGCAACTTTCATATTCTATAAAGAATACTTTTATGAAGAATAAAAAACTGCTACTTGCGCCAACAAGTAACAGAGACAAACGATTAGCAAAATTAATTCACGTTCAATATAAAACGAAAAACGGAGGAAGTCAAGATGTATTACGAAATAGGCGATGTATGTCAGAAGGTAATTAATGTAGACGGATTTGATTTTAAATTAGCAGTTAAGAAGAAGGACCACAGCATTCTGGTGAATATCTTAGATTTAGAAGATAAGTTTATCGACGGCATAAACATAACTAATGAGAACGATCTATACACAGCATTAGACATATTAAATCAATCTATTTACGAATGGATTGAAGAAAACGCAGATGATTATGACAGACTAATTAACTTAGTCATGAAATGGTAGGAGGTATGAAAAGTGAATGATTTACAAGAGAGAGAACTAGAAACATTTGAACAAGACGACCGATTCAAAGTAACAGACTTAGACAGTGCTAACTGGGTCTTTAAGAAACTGGATGCAATCACAACTAAAGAGAATGAAATCAACGATTTAGCAAATAAAGAAATTGAACGCATAAACGAATGGAAAGATAAAGAAGTAGAAAAATTACAGAGTGGCAAAGAATATTTACAAAGCCTTGTAATTGAATATTACAGAATACAAAAAGAACAAGATAGCAAATTCAAGTTGAATACACCTTACGGAAAAGTGACAGCCAGAAAAGGTTCAAAAGTCATTCAAGTTAGCAATGAGCAAGAAGTTATTAAACAACTTGAGCAACGAGGTTTTGACAACTATGTAAAGGTAACTAAAAAACTTAGCCAATCAGACATTAAGAAAGATTTCAATGTAACTGAAAACGGCACTTTAATTGACGCAAACGGCGAAGTTTTAGAGGGTGCTAGCATTGTTGAGAAACCAACGTCATACACGGTAAAGGTGGGAGAATAGATGGCCGAACAACTTAATTTGTACCAAAAAATAGCAGATGTTAAAGCGAATATTGCGGGCTTCACAAAAGATACTAAGGGTTATAACTTCTCGTATGTTTCAGGATCTCAAATATTACACAGAATAAGAGAAAAGATGATTGAACATAATTTATTGTTAGTCCCCAATACGTCAAATGAAAATTGGACGACACATACTTTTAAAAACAAAAAAGGTCAAGAAGTGACAGAATTCATAGTTGAAATGGATTTGAATTATACATGGATTAATGCTGATAAACCAGAAGAACAGTATGAAGTAAGTTATCACGCTTACGGTCAACAAAATGATATTTCACAAGCACATGGCACAGCGTTAACTTATGCTGAACGCTATTTCTTAATGAAGTTCTTTAACATTCCAACTGATGAAGATGACGCAGACGCAAAACAAAAACAAGATAAATATTCAACAGTAAGTCAAGAATTTAAAGACATACTAACTAAAGAAGTTAATGATTTTATAGCCATAGCTAAAGAAAGTGGATTCGCGGAAAAATACCAGGAACAAATTAACAAATTAGAAAAAATGAACGTCGAAGCACTGAATAAAAACCAAATCAATGTAACCAGACAACAGATAAAAAAATGGCTTGGAGGAATTGAACAATGAATACAGTAAATTTAATTGGGAACCTAGTGGCAGATCCAGAGTTAAAAGGTCAAAACAACAACGTAGTTAACTTTGTAATCGCAGTACAGAGACCATTCAAAAACAAACAAACTAACGAATATGAAACAGACTTCATTCGTTGTGTTGCATTTGGTAAGACTGCTGAAATCATCGCTAATAACTTTAATAAAGGTAATAAAATTGGCGTTACTGGTTCAATACAAACCGGTAGTTATGAAAATAATCAAGGACAGAAAGTGTTTACTACAGACATCGCAGTCAACAATATAACTTTCGTTGAACGTAAAAACAACGGTCAATCTAACAACCAACAACAGCATAATTCATATAACGCACCACAGAATAGACAGCAATCAAATAATCCATTTGCTAATGCTAATGGTCCTATAGAAATCTCTGACGATGATTTACCTTTCTAGGACGTGATTAAATGGCTCAAATCAAAAACTATATCACTCAAGATGACGGCACAACAACAGTCGTTATCGAGGGTGCCGAGCTAGGAGACAAAGAAACATTATTACTTGATAACGGCTACGAAGTCGAATGTGATTTGCGAATCGAAGACCCATTCAAAATAACAGACAAGCAACGAAGAAAAATATTTGCGCTCTGTAACGACATAGAGAGCCACACAGGCCAACCACGTGACTATATGAGGTATTTGTTCCAAGAATATGTAACGGTTCTGTATGACTATGACAAGAGTATTTCGTTAAGTGACTGTACACGGATGCAAGCGAATCAAATTATAGAGGTAACACTCGATTGGATATTTCACAACGACATACCGCTTAGTTATAAAACAAGCGACTTGCTGAAACAAGATAAATCATTCTTATACTGGTCAACTGTTAACCGCAACTGTGTAATATGCGGAAAGCCTCAAGCTGACCTAGCTCATTATGAAGCAGTCGGCAGAGGAATGAACAGAAACAAGATGAATCACTATGACAAACATGTATTAGCGCTATGTCGCGAACATCACAACGAGCAACATGCGATTGGCGTTAAGTCGTTTGATGATAAATATCACTTGCATGACTCGTGGCTAAAAGTTGATGAGAGGCTTAATAAAATGCTGAAAGGAAGAGAATAATGGTTAAATCGATATTTTTACAAGATGGAGAAGAAATTTTTGTTGATGATGAAGATTATGAGAGAGTTAATCAATATATTTGGACAAAATCTTATGTAGATAACGTTAGAAGAATTCACACAAAGACACTCAACGTTAGCTTAAGTGGATTTGTATTAGAAAATGGTTTTCAAAAAATAAAAAATAATGATTTTACCAAAAACAACATCACTTCAATTGGTTATCAACAACGATGGGCAAGGCCTACAAGAAATACTTCGAGTATCTATAAAGGTGTTTATTTAAATCGAAAAACAAAAAAATGGTCTGCTGTAATAAAAATTGATAGCAAATCTAAATATTTAGGTAGTTTTGTTAATGAATGGGAGGCAGCTAAAGCATACAACAGCGCAGTAGATAAATATTGGGACGGACAAGGTTATAAGAATCATAAAAATCAAAATGACTCTATATTTGAATATGAATACAAAACTTACAAAGACCAAAAACGTCGTAGAAGAGGAAAAAGTAAGTTCAAAGGAGTCTATTTAACTCAAAGTGGTTATGTAGCGCAAATAACTTATAAAAGAAAGACATATCATATTGGATGGTCAAAAAATATTTATGAGACTGCTCTCATGTTTAATAAAATTAATTTTTATTTACATGGTTCAGACGTAATCCTTAATGACGTACCTATGACAGATGAACTTAAAGAATTCATATCTAACTGGGAAATACCGGACAAAATAAAAGCGCTGAAAGGAGAAGACAATGGGAGAAGTATCGTGGATAAAACTTAAAGTTGGCATGTTTGATGACAGCAAAATCAAATATATCGAAGCTTTACCCGAAAGAGATACGATCATAACCATTTGGGTTAAGTTGCTAACTTTATCAGGAAAGTACAACGAACAAGGTTACATTATGTTATCTGAAAACTTGCCGTATAACGAAGAAATGTTAGCAAATGAGTTTAGCCGACCTATTAACTCAATAAGGTTAGCAATACAAACTTTTGAGACGTTGGGCATGATTGAAAAAGTTAATGGTGTCATAAAAGTGACAAACTGGGAAAAACACCAAAACATTGAAGGACTCGAGAAAATCAGGGCTCAGAACAGGTTGAGGAAACAAAAGCAACGAGAAAACAACAGAAAATTGCTAAATGGTCACGTGACGTCACGTGACAGTCACGCAACAGAAGAAGATAAAGAATTAGATAAAGAATTAGAAAGAGATAAAGAAAAAGATATAGATAAGAACTTAAGTTCAATTAATAGCGCAACTGACGTTACGCATGAGCAATTTGAGGAATGGTGGAAACTTTACGACAAGAAGAAAGATAAGAAGATGTCTTTTACTAAATTCAAATCATGCTTAAAGAAACATTCTTTTGAACAAATCATGCAAGGCACTCGAGAGTATTTAAAAACTATTACAGACAAACAATATCAAAAGTACCCCAAAACATTCTTAACTAATGAAAGCTATATG